AAGGAATTAACACTGGAAGCAGATAAGATCTCTTTGATGAGAGATGAGTTACAAATTAAACGGTATGAAGCAGTAGCAGATGCCACACTTACTCTTGATAGCAATAAAGCTGTTGCTATCGGTGATGGTAAAATACCAGTATGACTATAAACGTAGAAGGTGCATACGAGGCCCTGAGGGATCAAACTCTCAGGGAGGCCGTATCATCTCTAAAAGATAAATATAAAGACCAGTGGGTTTTAGCAACCACTACAGCAGATAGAGAAAGTCTTCACTCACGCATCATACTGTTAGATCAGGTTATGGATGAGTTGAACATCTGTCTAACCAATTACAAATACCAATAGAGGAATTATGTCCTTAGACCAGAACACCCCTTCACAAGAGGGACTCACAGTCGAACAGGCAGTACAACGCTTACAAGAACGTCGCAATGCGAAGGCATCAAGCACACCTAGTAATGCGGTCAACGAAGATGCTGGTGATAATCCAGAAGTTCTTAATCCAACCAACAAACAAGAAGAAGGGACTGCTGATGGCAATAACCCCGACACTCCAGTAGAAGGTGAATCGGATGAGGGCGCAGAGGAAATCTTTAAAGTCACAGTAAAAGATGAAAGTGGTGCTGATGTAGAGATGGAAGTCCCTGCTTCAGAATTACTAAAAGGTTACATGAGACAGTCAGATTATACTCGAAAAAGAGCTAAAGATAGCGAAGAGCATAAAGCAAAAGTAGCAGAGGTTACAACCAAGGCTGCTGATCTTGATATAATCCTACAAGGGGCTATATCTCAGATGACTGCTGAAGTTCAAGCCTTTAATAATGTCAATTGGAAAGAGTTACAGCAAACAGATATTAATGAATATAATCGATTGCGACTTGCTCATTCCGATGCACTTGGTAGAGTTAATCAACGTAGAGCACAGCTTGAAGGGATTCGTCGTTACCAAGAAGAAAGACAAAACTTAGAACTTGCAGTACAGCTTAAGGAACAAACGGAAATACTCAAGGGAGCAATCCCAGACTGGACTACTCGAAGTCAAGAGTTAGAAAAGTACTTAAATGATGAGGGTATTACGGACTTACGTCCTTTTGTTAATGCAAAGATGGCTCTTTTAGTACACAAAGCAAAGCAGTTCGATGATCTGCAATCTAAAAAACAAACCATTATTAAGCATAAGATAGAAAGAGTAGTACCGACTGGAATCCGTTCTAGCGGAACTGCTCCACATTCTGAGGCTAATAATGAACACTTAGCTGCCTTAGAACGTAAAGCACGAGCTTCTGGCTCAATCCAAGATGCTACGGCTGTACGAGAATATAGGCGTTCTTTACAGAAATAATAGGAAATAAATAATGGCTACATTAACAAACGCTTTTAGCACATACGAAGCAATTGGTATTCGAGAAGAACTCCACGATGACATCTCAATGATCACTCCGTGGGAAACACCTGTGTTGTCCGCTTTGCCTTCTGGCCCTTGCGACAATACATTTGTAGAATGGCAAACTGACGCATTGGCTGCTGCTTCAACTACGAACTATAACATCGAAGGTGAAGATACGACTATCACAGCTCGTATTCCTACCGTCCGTCTGGGTAATCGTACACAGATTGCTAAGAAAGGTTATGGTATCACTGGTACTGAAGAACGAGTCAAGAAAGCTGGTCGTCAGTCAGAGATTGACTATCAAAACATGAAAGTTGGTCGTGAGTTGTTGGTAGATAATGAATCCACTTTGATTGGTTTATATCAAGCCAAGGTAACGGGTTCTACTGCTGCTGCTCGTAAACTGGGTAACTTCAGCTCTTGGATTAAAACCAATACAGCCGGTGGTGATACTGCTCCTGCTACAGCAGACGGTACTAACGTACCAACAGTAGTTGCTGATACGGTGTTTACTGAAACACAATTTAACACCTTAGTTCAAGCTACATGGACTGCTGGTGGTTCTCCTGATAAGTTCTTCTGCCCACCCGGCTTTAAGGCTTTGATCAGTTCTACCTTCCGAGGCCGTGCTACTGCTGTTAACGACGATCCAAATCGTGCAGCAATTGCAACTGTAGTTGATGTTATCCGTACAGACTTTGGTACTATCCACATCGTACCTTGCCGTAATATGAAATCTAACATGTGCTTGTTGTTAGATACCAGTAAGGCCTCTGTATTGTGGTTGCGTCCCACTTTCTCTACACCTCTTGCTAAAACTGGTGATGCAGATCGTTGGCAGATCATCAATGAGTTCACTCTCAAAATTGATAATGAGAAAGCTCACGGTGCAGTTTACGGTTCAAAAACAGCTTAATAGTTGGATATTGGTTGGGGTTCCTTTTGGAGCCCCTTCCTTCGTCTCATTCGTATAACGGTAGTATTTCAGTCTCCAACATTGAAGGTGTGGGTTCGACTCCTACATGATTCGCCAAGGACTATTATGAGAAATTTATTAGATATTAATACTAGCTTTGCTGCCGATCTTGGCAATAGAAAGTACAGAGTTCAATATCAACAAGATGTAGATCCCGCTCTTAAAGAGACTGCGAGATTAAAAGAAGAATTACACCGGACAGGTGGTTCAAAAGATTATGTAGTTGCTGCCCAAGTTCCCATGGTTGTATTGTACAACTGGGGCCAAGAAGATGGTATTAATTACTTTGGCAGATTAGATCAACACCAACAGATGAAACTCTTTAGAAGATTGAATGATCCAGAGTTTAAAAAATTACGTGTATGGGATGGTCATCTAGGAATGGAGGATACTAACTAATGGCATTTGCTAATAGGGCAGACCTCAGGACTTTTATTGCAAGGAGATTAAACAGATCAGATGTTGTAGATGCCGACATTGATGATGCTATCTCTCTTGCAGAATCCCTGTTGTGCATTGAGTTAGTGGTTATACCTGAGTATGAGATTGTCACCACACTAACCGCCACAGCAGGAGTACTAACACTTCCAACAGATGTTAGTCAAATAAGACAAATTACTATTGCGTTATCGTCCTCTAATACGATCACGCTTGAACAGAAGTCAATATCTACAATACTAGAAGAGCGTGGTCTTTCTAGTAACACAACTGCATCATACTCACGAGTTGGAAACAGTATATACCTAAACAACTCTGGAGAAACAGGAGACCTGACTTTAATTTACTATAAAGCCGTTCCTCCATTGACTGACTCAACTACGAATTGGATTTTAGAAAACAGTCCACAGTTTTACTTTTCTTATGCCCTATCTTCTTTATTTGATTTTGTATATGACAATGAGAAAGCGGAATACTGGGAACAGAAATATTTAAAAGAGTTAGAACGACTCAAAGATGCAGCAGAGTATACTGCTTTTGGTGGTGGTAACTTAGTCATTAATCAAGTACAAACGGAGATTCAATAATGGGCGCAAGTGCTCCAGTAAACTATACAAGCAAACTTTATACCTTAGCTGCTAATGCCACAGATACGTGGGTTGCTGCTATGCATCGTCAGTATTTCTTTATTAAATGTGTATCAGGTGCAAACAATATAGATATTAAATTCGGATCTGATGCTGGTGCTACAGATGTTCTTACCCTTACCACAGCTGCTGGTTCTAATATCTATGAACCTCTTCAGGCACCCGTTTGTTCTTTCACAGTCAAGGCTGGTGCTTCGGGTGCTACCTATTTAGTCATTTCAGATTATAATTCTAAAACATAATATGACAGTCTCTCGTTTATTAGAACTAATTGCTGTTGTTTTTACAGCTTCATGGATTCTCGTAGCTCATGCAATGGAGACTGAGAGTCGGATTTCTAAATTAGAGGTTACTGAGGAATCTCTCAAAGAGAGTGTTCCTAAGCTAGCCGATTCAATCAACAACCTTGCCCTTAAAATAGAGCATATACAAGATAGGAAATAAAAATGGGATTAGAGACAGGTACATATATCTCCGATTTAAATGAATCTAATCCTACAGTTACCGATCTTCGGTCTGAAGGAGATGATCATTTTCGACTGATTAAATCGACTGTTAAGGCAACCTTTCCTAACATAACAGGTGCAGTAACTCCAACTCATGATGAATTAAACTACGTGGACGGAGTTACCTCTGCAATTCAGACTCAGATAGATTCTAAACTCTCTAAGAGTGGTGGGACAATGACTGGGTTATTAACACTCAGTGGAGATCCTTCTACTGCTCTACAAGCAGCTACTAAACAGTATGTTGATAACTCAGATATCACCCCTGTTGCTACTACTTCGGTCTCAGGTAAGGTTACTCTGTCTGATAACACCAACACAAAGGCATTAACAGATACGTCTAAGGTTCCAACACCCTCATCTTTAGCTGCCCTTTTGAATATCACTCCAGCTAAAGGTAATGCTCCAATCTTCTCTTGTAGAGCTTGGGCTAATTTTGATTCCTTACAGGTGACAGGTACTTATTCTCAATCGGGGACTACCGTTACAGTCACAATGACTGCTCATGGTTTCTTAACGGGCCAATGGATACTTGTAGATATAACAAGTGGAACTGCTGTTGATGGTTGGTATCAAATCACAGGTGTTACCACTAATACGTTCACCTATACTGCTGGTACAAGCTTAACAACTTCTGGAAATATTTCTAAGAAGATTGTGCTTAAGGCTGGTGGAAACATCAGCAGCATGGCATATTTAGGAATAGGTAGTTATACCATAACATTTACCACTGCCCTAGATGATGCAGGTTATTCTTTGTCTGGTAGTTCTACAGATTCTAATACTGCGAGTCTAACTCCGCTTCTAGTGTTGTTTCCTTCTACACTAGGTGTTCCTACTGGAAAAGTAGCGGGATCTTGTAATATCTCCCTTCAGCAATATAATGGTACAAGTAAAGATTCCGGCGATGTTAGCGCTATGTTTTTTAGATAAATAAGGGGTTGGTTTATGCCAGAAACATCGGTTGTTATAAAAGATTTTAATGGATTTATTTATGACAGACCAACAACAACACTTCCCAATAACACCCTAAACCTACTTGTTAATTGTGTAATCTATCAAGGTCAAATAGAGCCAACACAAGGTTACAGTGTTATCTTAGATCAACCAGCTGCACCCTCTTATTTTTTAATTGATCAAATAATTAATGATAATCAACTTTGGTTCTATGGTACGGATGATAAGATCTATGAATCAAATGGAATTACCTCATCAGATGTTACTAGGTTGGTTGGTGGAGACTACTCCACACTAGTAGATATTGGATGGGATGGTGGTGTATATAATAACGTAGCGTATCTAACAAATGGAGTTGATGCTCCCCAATACAAATTAGCTTCAGATACAAACTTCTCTAATCTTACAAACTTCCCTGTAAATACAGTGTGTAAACACATAAGAAGTTTCGGATCTAGGATTGTGGCTTTTGGACTTATTGAGAGTGGGGCTTCTTCTCCGACCTCCTTACTGATATCTGATGTTTGTGACCCGAATTCTATTCCACCTAGTTGGGACTCTACTGATCCAACTAATCTAGCGGATAGGATTGAGTTAGCAGATACTCCGGGCTTCATAGTTGAAGCAGTGATGCTAGGAGGTTCTCTTTACGTCTATAAGACCGATTCAGTCTGGAGAGTATCCTTCATAGGCGGTTCAGACATAGATCGTGTAGAGCGTGTCTTGGGAGTTAATGGAGCTATTAGTTCTCATTGTGTACAGGAGTTTGAAGGTCAGCATTTCGTATTTGGAGTAGGTGATTGTTTCGTTCACAATGGAGTTACCTCTAAGGGTATTCTATCTGAAACTAATTCGACCTAAATATATGATGTCATCGACCAAGACCACATTAATCGTTGCTTCTCTATCAAAGATTCCTCACGATGTGAGATCTCAGTATTTGCTCCTACATCTGGGACTGCTGGAGATTGTGTTCAACGGCTTGTTTGGAACTGGAAGACAGGAAACATGGGAGTATCTTCATCTCCTAATCTTAGATATGGATATGAAACAGCTGTAAACCCAGCCGTTGTTCCAATGTGGAGTGATGCTACTTGGGGTGCTGGACAATGGGATCAAGATGTTGGTGATTGGAATCAAGGTTCATATAACCCATCAACTAAATCTGTTATATTAGTAAGTACTACTAATCAATTGAATTATATCGTTGGAACTTCGTTGTTAGATGACGGATCGAATACTCCTTGGTACTTCTTTAAGTATGACTTAGATCTTGGAGATGAGTGGCAGTATAAGATGATCTCAAAACTCATACTTCATGCCCAGAGGAATGATCTGTCTCAATCCACAGTTAATGTAAACATAGGAACAAGAAACAATTTAAACTCTACAATCACTTGGATTGGAGCACAACCTTACATCATAGGTCAGACTCAAAAACTTGATCTACGGGCAATTGGTAGATATGTTTCTATTTCTATTTCTGGAACTAAGCAAGATTCTCCTAGGATCTCTGGTTTCACTTTATATGGTAGACCTACAGGAGGTCGATAGTGGCCGTTAACATATATGTACCCATAAGACCTCCGGTTGATCCTAAAGACCTTCCTCAGTACTTAGACTCAGAATTGAATAGGTTGTCTGGAGAACTAGCTAAGCTCGGAATAGGAATTCATCACAACGTAATGAACTATGAACCGGCTAAGGTTTCTGCTGGTTATGAGATGTATGCTGATGGGGTTAACTTTAATCCAGACGGATCGGGTAGAGAGGGTCTATATGTTTATACTTCTATCGGGTGGTTATATTTAGGAGGAGGTAGTGGTGGTTCTGCTGTCTCTTCTTATACCGATACATTCATGCTAATGGGGGCTTAATGACAGCAACATATAAAGTACTAGCTCAGGTAGCCCCAGTAGCAACTACTCTTACAGATGCATATACGGTACCGGCTGCTAAATCTACTGTAATTAGTTCAGTGGTTATTTGTAACACAGGAACAGCAACAACCTTTAGACTAGCTGTAGCTGTTGCAGGAGCAGCAGACAATATTAAACAGTACTTAATGAGAGATGTATCCGTTGCAGGGAATGACTCTTGTGTATTGACTATGGGAATAACCCTAGCAACTACGGATGTAATTCGTGTATATGCTCAAGCTGCAACCTTGAGTTTTAACTTTTTTGGATCGGAGAATACTTAATGAGTGTTGGTTCAGTAACCACCCTTAGTGTTGTAGCAACCCTACCAGCCTCTGGTCAGCAAGTAATGGCTAACAGTGTAGGTGTGGTAATCGCTTCAGATCAATCCACAATACCTGTTAGTGTCTCCGGTGTATCTACAGCTGCAAATCAGAGCACAGAGCTTACAAGAATAGGGGATGTAACAGAAGCAGCCCCCGGAACAGATACAGCCTCCAGTGGCTTAAATGGACGCTTACAACGCATTGCTCAACGCATTACCAGTTTAATCTCTCTTATACCAGCAGCACTTACAGGTTCAGGTAATTTTAAGGTAGCTGTTGTAGAGAGTACAGCCACTCAAGCAGTATCAGCAGCTTCACTCCCATTACCCACAGGAGCTGCTACGAGTGCTAATCAAACAAACGGAACTCAAAAGACGCAACTAACTGACGCCTTAGGTCAGTCTATTTTAGGTACTCTATTTGGTCAGTTAAGGGTTATAGGAGAAGCCTCTGCTATCTTCCATGATCCGTTTGACGGAACTGTAATAGATACACAGAATTGGAGTGCAGCTGTCACTGCTACGGGTGGTACTGTTACACAGGGTTCAAGTGCTATTAATATAGCCACTACCACTGCTGCAAATAGCGCTGCTGCTATTTCTAGTATAGCTAGTTTTAACACAGCTGGTGTTAATCAGATAATCGTAGCTGCTGCTATTCAGATGGAAGTTACAACTCTGATAACTGGAGTCCATAGGTTCTTCGGTATAGCAGAACCCGGAACAGCTTATAGTTCAGCCAATCCTATTAAAAATGGTATTGGTTTTGAAATGACTACTGGCGGTCAGATGAGAGCTGTTATATACTCAGCTGATGCTGTTGTATATAGCTCCAATATAACCACTCCTACCGATGGTTTATACCACTCATATTCAGTTACCTATAGAGCAGATACTACTCTGTTTGCTTATGATGGAGTTGTTGTAGCAAGTACAACCTATACAAGCCCAGTAACATCTACTCAACCTATTAGATTACACATGATCAATGGTGGTTCTGTTTTATCAGGAACACCTACATGGAAGGTAGGAGCATTAGGTATTGGAGATAGTGGACAGAACGGTTCTTCTATTACAGATGGAGTTTATAAGTTTAGAAAGGCTACTGTTAAGGCAGCATCTACTCCAGCCACTGCTGCTGATACTGCTCTTGTAGTTACAGATTTAAGACTTCCTACCGCTCTCGGTCAGGCAGTAGCTGCTTCATCTCTTCCTGTCACACTGTCCACTGAAGATGTGCAGGATGTATTTGTAACAGGACAAGGTGCTCAGAGTGCAGCTGGTAATAACGTACTCTTGGCAGTTGCTGGTACAAGTTCAGTTGATACTCTGCCTTCTACAGGGGAATCCTATAGATCCTTCTTCTGTCAGGTGATTGGTTCAGCCGGTATTGCATCTGGTGCTATAACTTTTGAAGGGTCTAATGATAATACAACCTTTGTAACCATACCCGTATACGATGATGCAGTTATAACTGGCACTCAAACTCAGGCAGCTATTACTATCGCTGCAAGCACTAATAGGTTCTTTTCAGGAAGGATTCCTTATCGATATTTTAGATGCAGAATCTCTACAGTGTTTGCTGGTGGTACAATACAAGCCCTAGTTAGATACTCAAAGCTCGCTTATATACCCGGAGTAGTAACTGTAGGCAATCCTACAGCTGCTAACTTGTTAGGAAATATTACCACTTGCTCAACAGTAACCACCTTAACTCAATTAGGTGGAGCCTCTGTTGCTGCTGCTGATGGTAAGGCTAACCCAACTACTGCTATGGTAGTTAATGGTAACATGCGGTTTAATGGAACCACATGGGATAGGCAGTATGCTAATTATAATACAACTACAGGTGATACTGGAGCTAAGACTGCATCTTTTGTAGGTGCAACTCAGACAAACTGGAACTCTAAAGCAGCTTATATAACTGTGTTGTGTGGTACCGTCTCTGGAACCACTCCAACGATGACTGCTCAGTTACAGTACAGTCCTGATGCGGGAACCACATGGATTAACGTAGGCCCTGCTTCTGGTACAGTTACTGCTACTGGTAATACTATCCTGTTTGTAGTGTCTCCATCTAATACTTCACAAGCAGCAGGTGGAACTCCAGCGAACTTAACAACAGGTGCTACTCAAACGGTTGTATTGAATACTTTCTTACCAAGAACTTGGAGATTGAATTATACAATCACTGGTACTACTCCTAGCTTTGCAATAACAGCGACTTATGTAAATTATGCCAACGATTAAGATTCCCACAGAAGCAATATCTGGGGTTCTTCCGATGTTAATACCATTCTTAACTCACTTGTACTCAAAGAAGGATAGATTAAAACCTAATCTTTCTTTAGGTCAAGTTGTAGATGGATTACTATTAGGCCATGCAGATGCTTGGGTGGAGGTGGTCAATGGACTACCTACCACCTTGGTAATCTCTGCTTGGAATGATAGCTCTTATGTGGTATGTTTTGCATCCTCTCCTACTAATCAGCAACAGACGATA